TATAGTGGGGTGGCCGAGCCGACTGCCGCCTTCTCCGAACAGGTCAACCATGGTACTGCCACCTCCTCGACCGAGGTCTCTGCCCTCGACGGCGACGTAATCGTCTGTGAACTCTTCCAAGTTCACACCCAGGATGACGCTACCTCTTACCAAGGGGCCTTCTACTTCGACGGTGGCACAGTCAACATCAACACCAACGACTCCGCCAACAGCCATGCTTCCTTTATAGAATTCGCCCCAGCCTACAACTTCCAGGGACTGGCTGCTGTAGCTGATGCCAACTTCACCTTCGGGGCGATGACTACTACCTCTGATGGTGACGTAGCGGTGTTGGCAGATGCCGACTTCACATTTGATGCTATGACTGTTACATCTGACGGAGACGTTGCCATTATAGTCGTAGATGGGGACTTCTCCTTTGATGCTATGACTACCACATCAGATGCTGATGTATTTGTAGATGCTGATGCTAACTTCACCCTTGGAGCTATGACCACAACTACTGAGGTAGATGTGTTAGTAGATGCGACCGCAGACCTCACCTTTGGAGCTATGACGCTGACTACTGAGGTTGACGTTGCCGTCCTCGGGACTGCCGACTTTACCTTCGGGGCGATGACTCTTACTGCCGACGGTACTGTAAGCGCTGCGCCGGTCATAGTAGCAGACGCTGATTTCACCTTTGGGAGCATGACTACTACCACTGACGTGGACATACTCGTAGAAGCGGATGCTGACTTTTCCTATGCTGCAATGACTGCAACTGCTTCTGGCGCGCTAGCCATTGCGGCAAGTGCTACCCTGCTAATGGGCGCCATGTCCACGGCTTCTGACGGTGACGTATTTATTGTCGGTGAGTCCAACTTTACCTATGACGCTATGACGGTGAGCGCAGCCATCCTTGGAGAAGCAGAAATGGCCAACTTAGATAAAATATCACTATTTGCATCCGACTACGCGCCGGGTACAATCAACGACAAGCTTAAGAAGCTGCTTATAGCGAACGGTGCTACAGGAACTCACATTGATGATTTGTGGATGAGCTTCTTAGGTAATCTAGGTCATACAGGGTCTATGAACGACAGGCTTAGAAAGTTCCTCTTGGCCTATCATGCAGTGTCAGATACTGGCCAGACTGTAGATGACCTATGGTCCCTAGTAACTGGCCCATACACCCCTTGAGGCGAACAACTATGAATCCTATATTCGTTGCACCAATAATTGATCTTATATCAAAAGGGCTGGATAAGTGGATACCAGACCCAGAAGCTAAGGCTAGAGCGCAGTTAGACGTAGCTAGAATGGTACAGGACGGGGAGTTTAAGGAGCTTGAGACAAGGATGGGGGCCATATTGCAAGAAGCCCAGAGTCAGCATAAGTACGTGGCTCTGGCCAGACCTAGCTTCATGTATGTGTTCTACTTCCTAATAATTTCTATGGTTGTCATAGCACCTGTTGTCGGCATATTCCGACCAGAGGCTATGGAGTTGTTCTTCATATACGTCGGCAAGGGCTTCGCAGCCATACCTGAGCCTCTGTGGTGGACGTTTACATCTGGTTACTTAGGGTATGGGGCATATCGTACCTATGAGAAGAAGAATGGTGTTGCAAAGTAGCACTAGCTAGCGTACTATTAGTTCAGCCACTCTCCTTCCCTAAACTAACAGCCTGGGACTGGAGCTAACCTCCCGAATACGAGTAGGCAGAACTCTATCCTTATGGGAGGTATATCATGGCATTCCCCAATGTTTCCGACATTGTCGCCACTACGATCGAAAAGCGTAGCAAGAAGATTGCTGACAACGTCAGCAAGAACAATGCTTTGCTTGCTCGGTTGAAGCAGCGCGGTCGCACTCGCACCTTTAGCGGCGGTCGCCTCATTTATGAGGAACTGTCGTTCGCACAAAACGGTAACGCTGGGTTCTACAGCGGTTACGACATCCTGCCGACCAATGCACAAGATGTGCTTACTGCTGCGCAGTTCGACATCAAGCAGGCGGCTTGCCCGATTGTTATCTCTGGCCTGGAAGAGTTGCAGAACTCCGGCCCGGAGGCGATGATCGACCTGTTGACCAGCCGTATTGACGTCGCAGAAGCCACTATGCAGAACTTGGTGGCTGGTAGCGTCTACTCGGATGGTACTGGCTACGGCGGTAAGGAGATCGTAGGTCTTAACGCTGCGGTTCCGTTGGCTAACACCACCGGCACCTACGGCGGCATTGACCGCGCCTCTTGGACCTTCTGGCGTAACGCCATCAAGGACAGTTCAGACACCACTACCCTTCTTGCTGACATGAACGACCTTTGGTCGCGCTTGGTTCGTGGCATGGAGCGTCCTGACCTCATCGTCGTGGACTCGGTGGTATGGCTGGCCTACTTGGCGCTGGTACAGGACAAGCAGCGCTTCACCACTATGGAAGGCAGCGGTTCGGCGGGCTTCGGCTTCCCGACTGTGAAGTTCATGGATGCTGACATGGTCCTGGACGGCGGCATCGGGGGCTTCTGCCCTGCGGGTACTGCGTTCTTCTTGAACACCAAGTATCTGCACTTCCGCCCGCACAGTGCACGCAACTTCGTGCCGCTTAGCCCGAACAAGCGGTATTCCATCAACCAAGACGCTGAGGTCCAGATTCTGGCTTGGGCTGGTAATATGACCAGTTCTGGTGTCCAGTTCCAGGGCCGTCTCGACGTTAACTAATAGGAGGGTAATGTCATGGGTGTTATCATTGGTATTGACCCGTCCAAGGTTCGCACGGCGGCCGAGGGTGCGGAGTTCAAGCTTGGTAGCCTCGGCTACGAGCAAGAGTCCGCCGGCCCTCCAACTACTGCGATGGGCGTGACCGGCGGCTCTGGCAGCCAAGACAATAGCTGCAAGTGCTATATGTACGTTGAAGCGGCTGCTGCCATTACTGGGGATGGGTATGTGGTGATCGTCGATGGTAGTGCATTTACTGCCGCGATGGTGACTGACACCTTGTCCGCCCCCGGTTCTGGTCAGGGCAAGGCTGTCGGCGTGGCACGCGCTGCCATCGCAAGCGGTGGGTTCGGCTGGGTTCAGGTATACGGGGCTGGTACTGTCCGTGTACTTGCTAACGCGGCAGCCTATACCCAACTCACCACCAGCGCTACTGCTGGTTCTCTGGACGACGCCACCACTGCTGGACTGGAGGTGGTTGAGGGCATTGCACTGGATGTAGCAAACGGTGGGTCTACTGCCAACGTAGCAGCTTGGATCAACTGGCCGGTTGTCGGTCGTACGCTGTAAGGAATAATTCCCTGGGAACAAGGATGTTCAACCTTACTTTATGGTGCTAAGTTATGGAAACTGCTGAGTATGATGTACAAGATTTTAACGAGCGGTACGCTGCTGATAAGAGCGTTTACGCAAGATTTTACACGATGCCCGTTAAAGACGAGCACGCATCGGCCAACGAAGGAAGGCCGATTTTCTATGATAAGGAGTACATAGAAATTCGCGCTGCTGGGAACCAGAACAACATTGTCCAACGACCATCTATGCAACAGGACCGTGAGCGGTTTTCTAGGCAGTATGCGGCATTCAAGCAGGGCAATAGTGAACAGGTTGTAGGCACGCCACTGACTGAGGTCACTTGGCTTACCCGCTCTCAGGTAGAGGAACTGGCATACGTCCGCATCCGCACCCTTGAGCACTTGTCCTCTGTTAGCGATGATATTTGCAGCAAAATGCCGGGCTTGCAGGACTTGAAGCGCAAGGCTGCGCAGGTGTTGGAAGCGGCTGAGGCAGTAGCTCCAATCACCGCCCTTCAAGAAGAAAACGAGGGGCTGAAGGCTCAAGTGGCGGCTCTTGCCAATCAGGTTAAAGAGCTTACTGCGGCCATGAAAAAGGCCGAGAAATAGGGGGTCTTCCCCACCGGCTAAGATCTTGCACCGTCTTGGTCGGATTTTATAGGAGTTCCGGCCTTGCCTATCCAAGCAACTACCCAATACATAATTGACGCAGCGACTGACGAACTTGGTCTGCCACGGCAGACTCTTGTTGCTGGCCTCATTGACCAGATAGGTACGCAGTCGTTGGCGCTCCTTAATTCCTGCGGCAGTGAGCTAGTAAAAGCCCACGACTGGCAGTTTTTAGAGGGACAGGCCACCATCAACGGTGATGGTACGACCACTGAATTCACGCTGCCAGCGGACTTTGGGCGTATAGTGGACCAGACTCAGTGGTCCAGCAACACCAACCTTCCAATGGAAGGTCCGCTCAATGCGCAGTCGTGGGGCTGGGTACAGTTCGGCATAGTGTCTGCTGGTGTGTTCTTCCGCTACCGCATCCTCGGTAATAAGTTCGCCGTATGGCCCACTCCTGGAGCCAGTGAAGTACTCAGGTTTTATTACATCAAAAAGAACTGGGTACTTGATCAGGACGCTGTGACGTACAAGGACATTACTGACGATGCCCTTGACACCCCTTTATTTGACCGCAACCTCCTTATAAAGTGCCTGAAAGTCAAGCTCTGGAATCAGCAAGGGTTTGACACTACTTCGTTGGCTAAGGAGTACTACGAAGAACTTACGATTGAAAAAGCGCAGAGCGGCAGTGCTCCGGTGCTAAGTCTGAGCAGCACGCGCAATCGCATTCTCCTAGACCCTCGTAGAAATATCCCGGATGGAGACTGGAACTAATGAGGCTCGCCGGTAAGCAAAGAGTATCCCAGGTATATCCTCTGGGAGCTCCCATCTTGGGGCTGAATGATACTGACTCCATAGCAGACATGGACCCTAAGTATGCTTTGGACATGCTTAACGTATTTCCTGAACTCGGGGCGCTGAAGGTACGCTGGGGGTATGTGGAACACGTTACAGGCATGACTGATAATGGCAAGACCCTTATGGTGTTCAATAGTCAGGACGGCACCTCTAAGCTATTCTGCGCTACTGACGACGGCATATTTGATGTAACAGCCGCCACAGCTTCCCCCTCTAATGTAAAGGCTCTTACCGAGGGGGAGATGATATGGACTCAGTTTGCAAACATAGCTGGTCAGTGGCTCATAGCGTGTAATGGAGTAGATGCCCCGGTCATATACGACGGCACAACTTGGACAAGCTTCTCTAACGTGGCGTCCCCTACAAATCCAGGGGAGCTTGAAACTGGCACTCTAACCGTTGCGAACATAGCTTACGTCCATGTCCACAAGAACCGCCTATGGTTCATAGAGAAAAATACGTTGTCCGCTTGGTACTTGCCACTGAACGCTGTGAGCGGCACGCCAGTTGAATTCCCGCTTGGTGGTATTTTCACTAAAGGGGGACAGTTAAATGCTCTGTTTTCCCTTACCATGGACTCTGGTATAGGTAGCGACGATGTACTGGTGTTCCAATCCACTAAGGGGGAGGTTGGCGGATACATAGGCGCCAACCCAGCGGACGCCGCAGATTGGAGAATTATAGCCAGATACTTCATCGGTGCCCCACTTGGCAAGAAGACGAATGTTCAGCTTAATGGGGACATACTCCTTCTAACTGAATTCGGTGTAGTGTCCTTACTTGATGTAGTCAATGGCCTGTACCGGCTCGGTGCAGAGGCCTCTACTGCTTCTGCTAAGATAAGTAGGACCATAAGTAACATTGTCCGTGACGGGGCTGGGGCGCCACTATGGGAGATATTTAACTCCCCGGTATATCAATACGTCATAATCAGCGTGCCAGAGAACATAGCTCTGGGCATCCCAGCCAAGCAGTTAGTCATGAACTCCGTTACAGGTGCGTGGACTAAGTTTGACCTCCCGGCGCTGACTCTTTACGAGTTTGGTCAGAACATATTCTTTACAGACTTATCTGGGCGGGTTCATAAGTATGGCGGCAATACTAATGATGAAATCACACTAGCTGGTACGGGGGCCGTTTCTATAATTTCTGGGTTCCAGCAAGCGTATAGCTTCTTCGAGCAGCCTACTGTTAAGAAGCACTTTAAGATGGTCAAGCCTATTTTCCAGGCGTCTAACGAACCACAAGTTGTGATGAAGGTGTTGACTGACTACCTTCCTGGTGGGGTGAATTCTGTGAACACCCCGGGAGCGGCAGCCGTGCCCCCAGTCAATTCTTGGGACAGCACTGAGTGGGATGAGGGGCAGTGGCTGAGGACTCTGGTAGCCTTTCAAACCTTTCTTGGCTCTACCGGCTTCGGCTACAGCGGTTCCGTTATTGTTAAGCTCAGGACTTCTGTAGAGACTAGGTACTTGGCCTCCCACTGGATATATGAGCAGGGGCTATCCCTATGATGCACATCTCTAGCAATAAGCTCTACTTGCCATTCCTCAGCAAAGCTCTAGACTACTGCGCGGGGCCACTTGCTCAGTGCATAGTGTGCGCAGATGAAAATAATTATCCTGTGGCGGGAGTTATTTATGACGGGTATAATGGGGCAATAATCCATGCTCACATTTGGATAGATGCAGAACGCAAGCCTATGAAGGAATGGTACTCTTGTATCTTTGACTACCCATTTAACCGACTGGGCGTCAATAAGGTAGTCGGGCAGGTTAACTCTAACAATACAGAAGCCATAAAACTTGATGAACACTTCGGGTTTGAACTAGAGGCTACCGTTAAGCATTACTATGATGACGGCGCCTCTCTGCTGGTCTACACCATGTCTAGGGGACAATGCAGAATACTGAATTCCCCAGCATGGCAGAAGTTAAATGAGAAGATAGCGGGGTTAGTGTAATGGGCGGCGGAAAGGGGAGTAAGGCACCGAAGGCACCTGACTACGCTGCTGCGGCCAAGGCGCAGGGTGAGGCTGACCTTAAAACGGCTCAGTATACCACAGCACTTGACCGACCAGCACAGACCGACCCTTATGGGGCTATGAACTGGACTTTCACGGGGGCTGGTGGAGGGACGCGTGACGCACCACGTCCAGGTGACTGGCAACAATCTGTGAGCCTTACCCCGCAAGAACAGCAGATATTCAACGCTGAGCAAGGCAACCGCCTCGGTATGGAAGGGCTGGCCAGTACAGCAATAGGTCAGGCCGGGAATACTCTTAACAGCCCGTTTAGTCCTCAGCTACTAGACTTTCGTCAGGCGCAGGGGCTGCAAGGCTCTAACACCGGGCTGCCACAGAACACCCTTGGCGGGATGCAGGACGTAGGGGAATCCCCTGACCACTTCCGCGCTCAGGGTGAGCAAGTGCGGAACGCCCTGTACGACCAGATGACCAGATTTGCTGACGAGCGCTTTGGGCGCGCCGAAGACACTGAGCGCACCCGCCTAGCACAGATGGGACTGCAAGAGGGGTCGGAAGCCTATCAAAACGCCTTGCGTGAGTTTAACCGTAGCAAGGATGAAAGCTATCAGGGCGCGCAGTTGGCGTCCGTCTTGGCTGGCGGCCAAGAACAGAGCCGCATGTTGTCCGATCTCCTGGCCTCCCGTGAGTCTAACATAGGCCTCCGTCAGGGGCAGTTCGGACAAGATATGGCCCTATATGGGGCTGATCAGGGCGAGCGCCAAGCGCAGGCCACTAGCGAGCTGAACTTAGCTCAGCAGGCTGCCCAGCAACGCCAGCAGCAACTTAGTGAGCAGGCGTATCAGCGCAGCTTACCGATTAATGAAATTTCAGCGCTCCTTGGTGGCGGTGGTGTCAACATGCCACAGTTCGCCAACTTCGCGCCGAGTACTCCGTTTAACTCTCCTGATCTGTTGGGAGCTACGCAGGCTCAGTATAACGCTTCGATGGGCCAGTATAACGCCGGAAGACAAGGTAAGGGGAGTATGCTCGGCGCAGGGGCCGGTCTGCTCGGCAGCTTCATGGGAGGCAAATAATGGCTACTAATAATGAATTGGCCATGCTGCTGAGGTCAATGTCTAATAAGCCTCAGGGCTATGGCGGCGGACCTTCGGGCCAAGCGCCTCGGCCCCCAGAACGTAGTCGTTGGATAATGGGCGCTGGCGGTGGTCCTGTACAGCAACGCGAAGAGGAAAACACCGGCACCAACTGGATGAATGCTATTCGCCAGTATAACGACAAGAGCAATAACTCCCTTGGGCGCGGCTTGCAGAATATGTTCGCAGGCTCTGCTGGTTCCAGCCTCGGGGCTACCGGCACGGCATATGCTGGGAGCGGCCTTGGCGGGACCGGCTTTGGCCTAGGGGGGAGCCTTGTAAGCGGCGGTATGAGCGGTGCTGGCGCTGGGGGCGGGCTAGGCGGCATGTTAGGCGGCGCAGCGGGCGGCAGCGGCTTCGGAGCGCTCGGTAGCACGGCTGCCGGGGGGCTTGGTGGCATGTTAGGCGGTGCTGGTGGCGGTGCAGCTACTGGAGCAGGGTTTGGCGCTCTGGGCGGCACTACTGCGAGCGCTGGACTGGGCAGTGTTCTGGGCGGTGCTGCTGGTGGAGCGGCTGGCGGGGCTGGGGCTGGGGCTGCCGGTGGGGCTGCCGGTGGGGCGCTGAGTGGCGCAGCTAGCGGAGCCGCTGCCGGGAGTGCTGGTGGTCCGATAGGGGCCATCATAGGCGCAGTTATCGGCCTCGCGACTGGCATATACAAGGGACAAAAGAAGGCTAAGAAGCAGGCCAAGGATCGTGACTCTGCTCTTTCCAAATCGTACTCTGATATCTACGGTGGCTAATCATGGCTAACGACGACCTGCTTAATAGTCTTATGCGCCGACGCAGTAAGGTCGGAGCTAAGAAGTCGCGCCTGGACGATCGGAAGCGCGGGCTACAGCCCACCGAATTCACTCCCACCGTGGGCGGTGGTCAGGTACAGGGGATGCAGGGTGTTGTCAGCCCCGTCGCTCAAAGCATTAATTGGGGAGGCATCGCTGAAAAAGGGATGGGCGCGTATACGGCAGCCAAGACTGATAAGCAGCTTGAACAGGCCGAGGAAGAAGAGCAGGATATTGAGTTCGAACTGGCCAACGAAATATATCAGTCTACCCTAAAGGACGACCCAGACGGCGCGCGGCTGATTAAAATGGCGCAGATGGGCATCCCTGGAGCCGACAAGGCGCTGGCCGACCACTTGATGCCTAAAACTCAGTCCATGGCAGTGCTGATGCAGGCCGTCACCTCCGGGGCGCTTGATCCATCCATGGCCCGTGAGGTTGCCGATCAGTTTGGGGTGTCCCCAGATACTGCTGAAAGAGCAGCCTCATATGCTATGGAAGCTAAGCAGAAACTTGAAGAGCAGAAATTCCAGCAGAAAGCAGCATTGAAGCAGATGAGCAGCGGTCGCAGTAGCGGGGCTTCTGGCAAAATTAGCTTCCAAGATTTCCTTGGCATGACACCTGAGCAGCAGGAACAATATCGCCAATTTAAGAGCAATCGCAGCTCCACTGAGGGAGGACTGACTCCAGGCGTTAAGGTGATACAGGCCAAGGAGCTTATTAAGAGCGAGGAGGCTATCCGCACTCTGTCGGAGCAGCAGAATAAGTTTGAAAACCTTCGCCCCATGATGGATGACCCTAAGTTGTTCGGTACTGGTCAGGGAGCTGCACAGGTCCTGTCGGAGTCGGGTAATCCCATTATCTCCGCCATAGGTACGAAGGCTCGCAGCCCAGGAGCAGTATTGCTAGAGGACTACTTGAACCAGGAAGTTCTGCGTCGCATGAGTCTGCTGGGCGGTAACGACTCCAACGAAGAACTCAACCGTATGCGCGCCAGCTTGCCGAAGGTCACCAATAACCAAGAAGCAGCCCTGACCCTGATGGATCAATTGCACGAATGGCAGGCCATCAACAAAGAAGCTATGGAGCGCCGTCAACAAGATCTGCAGAGCGGTAGGTTCTTCTCTCAGGATAGGGAGCAATCTGACTACTACAGGGAAGTTAAGAAGGAGTGGGCGGCGCAGGGTAAGATCAAAGCTCTTAACAAGCCGATCCCAACAGCAGAGAGTAAGCCTGCCGGGAAGATTGAAATACTGGAGATTCTACCAGAATGAGTGTAGCAGTAGTAAGACTACCTGACGGTCGTAAGGCTAAGATCCGTATTCCGGACGGCATGTCTGCGGAAGAAGCTGCCTCGCAGCTACAGTCCATGTATGAATCTAATCCTGAACAGTTTGCTACACAGCCAGTACAAGAGCAGCCTCCAGTACAAGAGCAGCCTCCAGTACAAGAGCAGCCTCCAGTACAAGAGCAGCCTCCAGTACAGGAACCTGGAATGCTGAGCAAGGCTCATGAATTCGCTAAGACGTATATCCCAGGTTACGGTGTTCCTGCTGGTATGCTGAGCGGCCCGCAGGGGGAGAAGGCTGGTTCCATGCTTGAGGCTGGGGGTCAAGGGCTAAGCAGTGCGCTCAGGGGCTTCGGCACTGGCGGCCGCCAAGCCTTCAATAAGTTGACTGGGGACCAGGAAGAGCTTGCGCGTCTTGGTCAGGAAGAAGAGGCCTACAGGGAGCAGTACGGCCAACAGACTAAGGATTACCCTACCTCAGCAATGGTGGGCAGGCTGGCGGGCAACGTGGGAGTTCCTATGGCTGCCGCCGCTGCGCTGCCCACTGCTGGGCTAGCTGCTGGCGCTGGTTTGGGCGCACGAACGCTCGCTGGGGCGCTTGGTGGCGGTGCGGCAGGCTACACGCAGCCCCTTACACAGCAGGAAGAACAGGCTGGGCAGCGGGAAGTGTCCGGCGGCATAGGAGCAGCCGTTGGGGGACTAGCTCCCGGCGTGGGGAAGATAGCTACTAAAGTCGGGGCAGACGACGCCATTAAGAAGTTCGCTGGAAAGTATCTTCGCGCCAACCAAGCCAAGGGATCTGCTGGGGCGTATAAGGGAGTGTCGGAGGCAGTAGAATCTAAGCACGGAGCGCTGCGTGATCAGTACCTAAAAGTGCGCAATGCTGCTGAGGAATTTAAAGGCGTACCAGTCATACTGAAGTCCAGCAGTCGCCTTGACGACGATGTAATTAACTTGTCTGAGGAAGTATCCCGTGGCTTGTCTCCAACTGCCAAGCGCGTAGCGCTCGCAGCGCAGAAGGGAGCTACCAAGACCAGCCAGATATTGGACGAAAGCGGTAAGCCTATACAGGACTACGGAAAGGCTACCTTGAAGGAAGTGCGGGAAACTATCCGCGAGTTAAAGGCGGCGCAGCGTGCCCAGCCATACAACGATGCAGGGATACAGCAGAGTCTGCGTCTAGAAGCTATAGCTAACCGCCTAGATGATGACCTCAAGCGGTGGGCCGAAGGCAGTGACGAAGCAGCGGCAGCCTATCAGCAAGTCAAGGCCGCCGATGAGTTCTATGCTAAAGAAGTTGCTCCAATGAGCACTACCAGCAAGGAGCCGATTGGTAAGTATCGCAAGGGCGCTATGGATGAGCAAGCGTTTGACACTGGGTTCTTAAAGCCAAATAAGGGGCAGGCCATGACTGACCTCCTGCGCCGAGTGCCCGAGGCTAAGGACTCGGCACGTGAGCTTTACGGCCATAAGCTTATTGCCCCGTCTGGACCCCTCCCCAAGCGTAGACTTCTTGAAGGTGGGCCGGTGGGTGAGGCGCTGTTCAAGCCCAAGGAACGCGAGTACATGCGGCAGGTAGCAGACGCCATTAGGGAGGCTCAGGAGGGAGGCCCTATTACTCAAGCTGTGCTAAATACAGTGCGACAAATGCCAGTAGCCGGTAAGAAGTTAGATGCTATCATGCGCGGCGTGCCGAAAGCTGAGCAGCCGAGTATACTGTCTGAAATGCTCCGCTCATACGGCGCTGGTCGTATCGCGTCAACGGAAGAGGACTAATCCATGCCACGTGATGGATCAGGGACATATAACCTCCCAGCCTTGAACCCGGTGATAACTGGCACCACGATTTCCATTGATTGGGCGAACACTACCATCAATGACATAGCCACTGCACTGACTAATAGTCTGTCCATTGACGGCAGCGTCACTGCGGCTAAGCTGGCCACTGATGCCATCACTACGGTAAAGATAACTAACCTCAGTGTTACCACGGCCAAGCTGGCAGCTAACGCAGTGACCGCTGACAAGCTGGCCACTGATGCAGTTACAACTGATAAGATACTAGACGGGTCGGTCACACCAGCTAAGATATTCAACGGTGCGGCTACCCTGACAGGCACTATCCTACCGTTTGCCAAGAATACCCCTCCATCGGGTTGGCTCAAGTGTAATGGCGCAGCCGTCAACCGTACTACCTACGCGGCTCTGTTCGCAGCTATAGGCACGACCTTCGGTGTTGGCGATGGGTCTACCACCTTTAACCTGCCGGATATACGTGGGGAGTTCGTACGTGGCTGGGACGATGGTAGGGGGGTTGACAGCGGAAGGGCGTTCGGGTCTACGCAGGCTTATGAAGTTGACAGCCACACCCACACAGCCTCTTCTGGAACCAACTCTGTAAGTCACACGCACGCTATCAGCATTACATCTAGTAACGAGTCTGCCACCCATACGCACTCCATTAGCATGACGTCTGGGATTAACTCTGTAAGCCACACTCACGCATTTAGTGATACGACGTCTAGTGACGGTGCACATACCCACACCTTCTCTACAGTTCAGGGCGGGATTAGTGAGAGGGGCGCTACCGACCCGTATAAGTCCGGTGTGACATTAGAAGGTACGCATACGACTTCAGCGGCTGGGGCGCACTCTCACACAGTTAGCGGGACTACTGGAACTAACAGCGCCACGCACACCCACCTCCTCAGCGGAGCGTCTAACACGCACAGCACCACGCACACCCACCTCTTTACGGACACATCTACTGATGAGAGCGCTACCCATACCCACACAGTTACAGTAGATGCTACCGGAGGCGCAGAGACCCGTCCGCGCAATATAGCTCTGCTGTACTGTATTAAGACTTAACTGGAGTAAGCCATGCCACGCGACGCCGCCGGAGTATACACTCCCCCTGCTGGGAATCCAGTGGTGCTTGATACTACTATTTCCAGTAGCTGGGCGAACACTACCCTCAGTGATATCGCCACGGCGCTAACTAATAGCCTGTCTATTGACGGGAGCGTCACTACGGCCAAATTGGCGGACAGTGCTGCCACCACTGCTAAGTTCACAGATGCTAATGTCACCACTGCCAAACTGGTGGATGGTGCTGCCACTGCCGTCAAGCTGGCGAGTAATGCGGTCACAACAGATAAAATATTAAATGACGCCGTTACGGCTGAGAAGCTGGCCCCCGGCGCTGACACTCCGACTGCGGCAGTGATGGCCTTCGGGATAAGCACAGCCCCGACAGGCTGGCTGGAATGTGATGGTGCAGCAGTTAGCCGCACCACTTACGCAGACCTATTTACTGAAATCGGCACTACCTTTGGCATAGGAGATGGAGTAACTACCTTTAACGTGCCTGACATACGCGGTGAGTTTATACGCGGGTGGGATGATGGAAAAGGTACAGATGCTGGTCGTGTGTTCGGGTCTACGCAGGCAGAACTTACAGCCAGCCATACTCACACAGCTTCCTCCGGGACTAACTCCGCCGGCCATACCCACTCCGTCAGCATCACTTCTGCTGGGGACTCAGTAGGTCACACTCACGGAATCAGCATCACCACTGGCACTAACTCTGTAGGCCATACGCACCCACTAAGCGGCACAACGTCTACCAGCGCTAACCATACCCATACCCTTAATCATGGTACAGATGGTGGTACTGGGGTCATAGCAGACGCCTCTAGTAATTCCCCTAACAATAAGACCTCCTCGTCGGCCGGGGCGCACACTCACACAATTAGCGGTACGACCGGCGCTGTAAGCGTTAGTCACAGCCACCTCGTTAGTGGCACTTCTGGCACTAACAGTGTTGCCCATACGCACACTGCGAGCGGGACGTCGGCTGGGCACAGCGCCGACCATACTCACACAATTACAGTGGACGCTACTAGTGGGTCTGAGACTAGACCACGCAACGTAGCTCTGCTGTATTGCATTAAGACTTGAGGAACGCACCATGCCACGTGACGGCGCAGGGACTTACACACTCCCTGCTGGTAATCCAGTAGTAACTAGCACTACGATTTCCAGTAGCTGGGCGAACACTACCCTTAATGACATAGCCACGGCATTGACCGACAGCTTGGCCATTAACGGGAGCGTGACTACGGCTAAGCTGGCTACTGACGCCTTTACAACAGCGAAGATAGCAGACCTTAGCGTCACTGCTGCTAAGCTGGACACCGGGTCGGTTACTGCCGTCAAGCTGGCCACTGATGCAGTTACAACTGATAAAATACTAGACGGGGCAGTGACGGTAGATAAGCTGGCCCCCGGTGTAGAGGGCACTGCTGCCGTAACAGGCACCATTATGATAGTAGGGATGAGCACTCCGCCTACAGGCTGGCTCAAGTGTGACGGGGCGGCAGTTAGTCGCACCACCTACTCAGCACTATTCTCAGCTATCGGCACCACCTTTGGCGCAGGGGACGGGTCAACCACCTTTAACGTCCCTGAACTGCGCGGGGAATTCGCACGCGGGTGGGATGATGGTAGGGGGGTTGACACGGCGCGGGTCTTTGGCTCTTCACAGGCAGAGGAAACTACTAGTCACACTCACACAGCGTCCTCTGGGGGAGTGTCTGCTGGTCACACGCACGAAATCAGCGCTACTTCTGGCAACAACTCTGTAAGCCATACTCACGTAGTCAGCATTAACACTGGCACTAACTCCGTAGGGCACACTCACACGTTCAGCGGTACTGCTAACAGTGCTGGGGCACACACTCACACCTTCTTGATTGATAACACCCACACAGGGGGTCCACAAACTGGTATAGGGAGCAGCTTCGACCCCACTGGCACTACCACAACTTCGTCGGCTGGAGCGCACACTCACACCATCAGCAGCAACACTCTTGGGGTGAGCGCCAACCACACCCACACCGTGAGTGGCACTTCCGCCACCGAGAGCGCTAACCATACCCACCTTGTGTCCGGCACGTCTGGGTCGAACTCCGCTACTCACACTCACGTAATCACAATCAATGCTGCGGGCGGTGCTGAGACACGCCCGCGCAACATTGCTCTTCTGTACGTTATTAAGACTTGAGGCGGGTAGGAAGTACCTTTTCCATAAGGTACTTCTTCTTTTCTGGCGGGTAGGTATTCCAGTCCCTTATTTCCTCTACAGTACGACCACATCCCTTGCAGATGTGGTCGCCGGTCGTCGTGGTGCAACGACCAATGCAGGGGTGAGTTCTAGCAAGAGGGGCCATAGGAGTCCGCATTCTCCCAGTCTTGGGACTTAGGGTCCCCGCACTTAGGTTCAGTCATGTACGACTCTACCAGCAGCAGGTAAGCTCGGAGGTCTTGGATGTCCTCAATAACACCATCCACTCCGTTCGGGCCAGCGCTAATGGCTTTGAAGATGTTCCAGTCGTGGGCCTGCGCCGCATTCTCAATGCGGTCCCACTTGCGCGCCAACATCATGAAAGCGCCCACTCCTCCGCGCTTCCTCCAGCTGTCACCATAGGTCTTGCCCTTGTATATAAGACGTTCTACGTCTTCGCAGGCCAATTTGTTTATGTGAACGTAGTCCTCAGTCACTTTACCACCTCCCACTAAACATCGCTGACATGATAACTACCAGCATTACCGCATCAACGACCATCGCCCAATATAAAACTGTGTCCATCACAGCCTCCAGACCCATACCATGTTTGCGGAAATAGCGAGTGGCACATCCCATGGCGCTGGTACGTAAAAGACTGCAACCAAGGCGACAGAAAGCGCCACCTTGATTGCAATAACGTCCGTAAGCGTCAGGCTGATATGCCCGATTTTTACGTGCTTGCTAGTCATTGTCGTCTCCCAGGTCGACGCAAAGGAACAGGACCATGAATCCCATGGCCACGAGTATCAGGTAGAACCATTCGTAGTCGCTCACGGCTCAACCCTCCACTACTACAAGCAGCAGCAGGGCGATAACCGCCATGACGCCTGCCGCTATTGCATAAGGTCCATGGCCAAACGTCGCTACAAGAGCGAAGTAAACAGGATGGCCTACTGCTTCGCCAGTGTGCAGAACCGAGTGCAGCACAGCCGATTTAATTTTCATGCGATCACCAGAAGCCAAGTGGCGGTAGGTTTATGTCAAGGCGCAGCCATGGGCTGACCGGGTTCTTGTTTGCGAACGGATCCGGCGCAACTACTGGCGCCAGGCGCTTGCTCCAATGCACGTCAGTCACTTTATCACCTCCACCCATTCACTAATAGCATCACGTACTATATCTACAATCTGCCCGCCGCCTAGTTCTTCAAGCTGCTTACCTAGATACAGTACATAGGTGTTCCCGACATCCAGCATGTCCCAGTTGCCGCGTCCCACCTCCTCAGTGCAGCGTAGCAGACCGTCCAGGTTATCAGCCAACTTTAATATCTCTTGCTCCCAATTAGTCAGTAACGGGACGCCTTGTCTGTGGATGAAGTTCACTCCGCTTAGTTCCATAGTTCCAAGTTCTGAGCTGTTAATCAGCCTTTTAACAGGGCTGGGGATGTCCCCTGTTACGTACTCACCTTGGTCGTGGAGCAGGGCGGCCTTCAGCAAATTCTGGCTAGGAGTGCCCTCAGTCATTATCATTATAAGGTTCATCATGTTGAACGTGTGCTGTGCCACGTCCTCGGGGCGGAACACTTCGCGGTTGTGATACCGCATCACGCGCCCGGCTTTTCGTGCCGCTTTAATCTTAGGATTCATTGTTCACCCTCTTCATTATTGCGTCAATGGTTGGCTTGTACTCAGGCCAATCTTCTTCAACCACAACGCAGTCCACGGTTGGTATGTTGTGGACGGCCAGAAAATCATCCAACTCAATTTGTTCATCTGCACTCATGTGCTTGAGCTTTATAACTACATACCGAATTTCAAGTCTTGGATCCATCACATTCTCCTGTCATACCATTCCATCGTTACCTTGCGCCAATCTGCACCTTCTATGCAGCTGGCGATATATAGTGCGTCCTTCTTGTCACCGGCCTTCCACTGCCGCCAACTGGCATACATAGGTTCCACCGTTTCCTCCAGGAACGGAGAGCTAAATCCCTCGGTCTTTCCGTCGCACAGTTCCCGGCACTCGGCGCGGAACGTGTCGGCGTAGCTGGAACTGCCAGTACAGACCAGCGGCTGCCGTCCCGGCCATGGCTGCCAGTGAGCATGATGGTTGCGCTCAGCCTGAAGCAGGTAGTAGTGACGCTCGTAGATGTGTAAGTCATTGCTGACCTGTACCCACTCCCCTATACCTACTTGCAGCTTGGCTGCCATCCACTCCTGTAGGAACGTCAGATGTACGGCGTTCGCACCCCAGCACCCGAAGATAGCATCGTTGCTGCGGTTGTAGACAGTGAAGTTCAGGCGGTTATTGCAGATGCGTGGGCAGATCATAAGGTTGCAAGGCAGATCAAGGCTATCAGCACCGAGGTCTGAAGCACCGTCCCACATACTAACCACAACGCGTCGTGAGGTGGGATCCTTCCTAAGCATTTGTACAGCGCAATCCAGTTGATCATAGCCAAAATGCTCGACCCAGCGATGGCCATAAGCAGCATTGAATACCTCCTTATCATCACTATAGTTGATGATGTTAGTGTTGAACTGACTGACGAACGCTGTGTCGCGCCTGCCAGCCAGCATCCAACACGCCTCTAACAAGTGGAACACCGGGTTACAGTCGCGGGTCTCATCAAACAAGACCCGCTCCCACGGCTGCCGGACGTTGGCGATGAACACCCCCTGGAGTGACATCGCCGGTCCGTTGCGGGTATCAACCCTAGTTCCACGACTTTCAACAGCTTGGAGGGTACGATAGTACCCGTCGTTCACGTTGCGAACGTCAATGGAAAATATGGTCATTACTCAAACCTCTTCAATTGTTCCTCCAGGAACTTGCGGCTACCCGCCACGAACTCATCACCGGGCTGTGAGGACTCAGCCCATTTAA